ACAGAAGATGAATACATAGCATTCTATGAATCTGTACTAGAGCCTATTGCTATTAAGCTAACACAGGAGTTCACAGAAAAACTTTTTACTAGCCGTGNCTACATTTCAACAACTTACAACTACCATAAGTACATTCAACAAAGGGCAAATGGACTTTGCTAGAGATATGGTGTATAAGCACTTTGGGCTTAACGAAAAAATTGTAAGTGGGGATTACNAATCGATTATCTTACATGTCTGTAGCTAGTAGAATTAAAGTAAGTCAGGCACTATTGCCTACAGGCGCAATTACTGTGAATGAAATCCGTGAAATATTTGGTTATGAAGGGGTTGAAGGTGGGGATAAACGCCTAGTAAGCCTTAACTTTGCTAAATATGAGGATTTATCTAAGTATCAAATTAATGCATCGAAAGGAGGTGATACAAATGAGGAAGAACCGGAAAATGGAACACCGAATGATGACGGTGCAAGCGATACAGAATGATACTGATGATATTCAAACACGAACAGTAGAAGGATATGCCGCAGTTTTCAATGAAGAAACACTAATTTGGAAATCTGAATATACTGGGTATGAATATCGTGAAGTGATTTTACCAGGCGCATTTGATAATACTGATTTTAGTCAATGCGTATTAAATTACAATCATGGCGGTATGCTATTTGCTAGAACTGCTAGTGGAACATTGCAATTAACTGTTGATGAAAAAGGATTGAAATTGACAGGGGATGTAGCAGACACTTCGATTGGAAATGATGTGTATTCTTTAATTAAACGTGGTGATCTAAATAAAATGTCATTTGCCTTTATTGTTAATGGTGAAGAAGAAGAGATTGACCGAGAAAATAAAGTCTATACACGGAAAATTAAATCAGTAAAAGCGGTATATGACGTATCTATTGTAGATAACCCTGCATATAAAGGCACATCGGTTAGTGCTAGGGCAAATGGGGACTATGAGAGATATGAAGATATCGAAAAAAGAAAACGGCTAACATTATTGGCCATGACATAAAAAGTATTAGACACGCAGTAAGCGTGTTTTTTTATTACCTAAAAGGAGAGATAATATGAATCGTTTGGAACAAATTAGACAACGTAGAGCAGAATTGCGTGCAATGTTGGAAGACACTACACAAGTTAACTTGAATCTTGATGAAATTGAAACTGAGTTGCGTGCATTGGAAGCAGAAGAAACTGAACTAGAACGTAGAACAGCAATTTTGAATACTGTTCCTACTGCTACTACAGTGCCTGTACCTGTAGCAGAACAACGTGCACAAGGTGCAGAAGTATTTGATTCTGTAGAATATCGCAATGCATTCATGCAATATGTAATGAACAATACACCAATTCCTGCTGAATTACGTCAAAATGAAAATACATTAACTACAGATATTGGTGCAGTAATCCCACCTACAGTTTTGAACAAGATTGTTCAAAAAATGGAAAGTGTTGGCATGGTATTGCCATTAGTTACCAATACAAACTTTAAATCTGGTCTTGCAATTCCTACAAGCAATGTAATGCCTGTAGCTACATGGGTAGCTGAAGGAACAGGTTCTGATCGTCAAAAAGCAACAACTGGTAACATCCAATTTGGTCACTTCAAACTACAATGCCGAGTATCTATTTCTTTAGAAACATCTGTAATGGCATTATCTGCATTTGAAAATATGATTTCTAATAACGTATCCAAAGCAATGGTTAAAGCTATTGAGAATGCTATTATCAATGGTACTGGTAATGGTCAACCTACAGGCATTTTAAAGGATGCGGCTGCTGGCGTGAAATTAGATGTTAAAGACTTTGACTATGCAACACTTGTAAAAGCAGAAGGGGAACTACCTGTTGAATATGAAGAAGGCTCTGTTTGGGTAATGACAAAGAAAACCTTTATGAACATTGAAGGTATGACAGATAAGAATGGTCAACCAATTGCACGTGTTAACTATGGCATGGGTGGGAAACCAGAACGCTCTATTCTTGGTCGTGGCGTATTGATTGTGCCTTACCTTAAAAACATTGATGCGGCTACAACAGGTGATATTGTAGCGTTCATTTATCGATTTGAAGATTATGCATTAAATACTAACTATCAAATTGGTGTAAAAACATATGAAGATAACGAAACAGATGATATTGTTCGTAAATCTACAATGATTTGTGATGGCAAGCCTGTCGATACAAATTCTTTGGTTAAATTGGCTAAGAAAGCATAGGTGTAATTTATGTTGACGGTAGAAGATGTAAAACTTTATTTACGAATCGATGAAGATATTACAGAAGATGATATGTTTATCGATGAATCTATCTCTGCTGCTGTCACGTATATTGAGCAAATGACTGGGAAACCATATATTGACGAGCCACTATACCGTAGAGCCGTTCAATATATGGTTGCTCATTGGTACGAAAATCGTGAGGCAACTTCCTCAAAAACATTTGTTCATGATTTACCATTCACGCTAGCTCCTATAATTCGTCATATTGCACTATCTAAAAATTATCCTAAAGAGGTGACAGAGAATGCTTAATATAGACGGAATCGGAAGATTAACGAAACGAATTGAAGTATTGGCATATCAAGATATTGAGAGCAATGGAATTACTAAGCAAAAATTAGTAAGGCTAATTCCAAATAGAATTTGGGCACGTATTGAACCATTACGTGGCAGACAATATCTGGAAATGTATAAAGAAAAAGTAGACGAATTATATAAGATTACAATCAGATATAGAAGTGGAATAACTGATGGTGTATTAATCAGATATAAGGATGTAGTCTATAAAGTTAAAACTGTAATTGATCCATATGAAGAGCATACAAAATTAGAATTGATGTGTCATATCTATAAACGAGGGAAATAATGGATATAAAAACTTTTATGGGGAGATTGGACTCATACATTAAAGAGTATCCATTAGAGGCGGAAAAAGCTATGCGGAAAGAAGCTAAGCGAATGAAAAAGGAATTAGTTAGCGCATCACCTGTTGGTAAAGGTAGAAAACGCAAAATTTCCAAGAGTTGGAAAATGGCAATCAATGGTAATAGTAGCAGTACGTTAGAAGCAACATTGCGAAATACATCACCTCATTTTCATTTAGTTGAACGTGGGCATGTGATGAAAACTATGCATGGGAAAATTAAAGGATTCAAACAGGGGACATTTTTCTTTAAACGAACAGTTGAAAAGAATCGTAATGACATAAGAGAAGCTGTTGGTGGACACATGTTTAAAAAGCTGAGGAAGAAGTTAAAGAATGGCTAACCGATTATCACAAGTGGCAATATGGAAAGCTGTGGCAAAGAAACTACATGACGAATATAAATGCACGGTATATAGTGACGAGGTTTTAGAAGAGTTCACTATGCCGTGCTTTTTTGTAAAGCTTTTAATGAGTTCAGAGATGCAAACAAAGAACTTTATTAAAAGAAATGTAACTATCATTGCTACATATTTCCCTAGCAATGAAGATAAGGATGAAGAACACTATTTAACAGTGTTTGATAAATTTTTAATACTGTTTCAAATGGGATTTCCTGTTGGTGATCGTTATTTACATGTGGATGATATTCAGCAAGATAGAGTAGGAGAGGAAGATGATATCTTACAAATCACAATGGATATTACATTTATGGATACAACAGGACGAATTGAAAAAATGAAAGAAGAAGGCATCATGATGGGTGATGTCTCATTAACAGTAGAAGTGGAGGATAAATAATGGCTAAATTAGGAATGCCTACAGTTGTAGTTAAATTTATTGAAGCTGGTATTGAAGCCATTCAACGTTCCCAACGTGGGATTGTTGCATTGATTTTAGAAGATACAAAGCAAGTAATTGATAAACTAGCAACAAAAACTAATGGACACGAAGTACTACCAAATCCATTCTTGGTATATACAGTAGATGATATTCCAGAAGAACTATCTGATAAAAATAAGGATTACATCTTAAAAGCCTTAAAAGGCTACAACAAACCACCTTTGAAAGTTGTTGTATATATGATGCAACAAGGTGGAGATAAAGCTGGTGCAGATAGATTCCAAGAACCATTAAAAGCAATGCTTACAGAACGTTTTGATTATTTAGCAATTCCGACAATTGAAACTGCTCAATTAGAGTATGTTGCAACGTGGGTGAAAACAGCACGTGAGAATAAATTCAAAAAAATTAAGGTGGTATTGCCGGGTTCTAATGCAGATTACGAAGGTGTAATTAATTTTGGTAACACTAAGGTTGTTACAGCAGATCGTGAGTATAAAGCAGCAGAATATACCGCACGCATTGCAGGTCTTGTTGCAGGCACAAATATGACACAAAGTGCTACATATGCACCATTAACAGAAGTCATTGATTGTGACCGTCATACTCAAGATGAGATGGATACAATGGTAAATGAAGGTAAATTCTTTATTTGGTATGATGGCGAAAAGTTTAAAATGAGTCGTGCCATGAACTCTTTGGTAACAACAAGCCAAGGAAAACTAGAAGGATATCAAACAATTAAAATTGTAGACATTATGGATATGATTTATGACGATATCAGAAAAACCGCACAAGATTCTTACATTGGTAAATATACAAATGATTACGAGAACAAATGTTTGCTGATTAGTGCAATTCTAGGTTATTTCAAACAATTGGAAAATGAACGATTGTTACAAAAAGATTACTCTACATGTGAAATTGATTGTGAAGCAGTTCGAACATACCAATTATCCCATGGCTTATTCACAAAAGAAGAATTAGCAAAAATGAGTGATGATGAAGTTAAAAAATTGGATACTAAGAAAATTGTATTCTTAAAAGCAAAAGTAAGACCGCTTGATGCAATGGAAGATATCCAATTACCAATTAATATTTAATAGGAGGAACACATGGAGAATTTTGCAGCGCAACAGGTAATGACAGGCTCTCATGGGCAAGTATGGTTAGATGGTTCTTTGGTGTCACAAGCTACCGCAGTTAAAGCTACAATTAAATTAAGCAAAGAAGAAGTTAAAAAAGCCAAAACAATGAGTAAACAATATAAATATGTTGGTTATGAAGGTACAGGCAGTTTAACTATGAACAAAGTATCTTCTTTGATGATTAGTAAAATGGCTGAAAATCTAAAAAAAGGTAAAGCTACTGTGTGCCAATTGGTAATTCAATTAGATGATCCTGATGCAAAAGGTGTAGAAACTGTAACGTTGTATGATGTTACATTCGATTCTTTAGACCTTGCAAACTGGAAAGTAGGCGCACTTGTAGAAGAATCTGTAGACTTTACATTTACAGAGTTTGACGTGATTGATAAAGTGGAGGACTAATAGATGAGCAATATCATTGATAAATTAATGGAAAAAGACTTAGATACATTGAAAGAGGTATCTAAAAAAGACTTAGAAATTACTCGATTATCTGAGGTTTTTAATGAACCATTTACTGTAACTGTAAAAGAAATTAGTTACAAACGTATTGCAGACCTTCGCATGTTGGCTACTGAAGACGGTAATGCTGATGAAAGTCAATTTTTACAGTTTGTCATAACTGAAGGTATTGTTTCTCCAGACTTCGGAGCTAAAGAATTATTACAAAAATTTCAAGTACCATCTAAACAGGCATTGTTTACAAAGTTATTTAAAGCCGGTGAATTAGAGTTAATTGCACGTGAAGTATTAGCTCT